ACAAATACTCTGGGTAGTTATGATAATTAAATATTGAATTCAAAATAATTATTTTATGTTTAAGAGGATAGTTAGATATTATATCACGATCATCAATATTGTATGGTACAATATAACCCAATAATAATATATCTAAATCTAGTATTTTTAAATCCATAATAACTTTTTCAAATATTTGTCTAAAGTCTTTATGAATGATTATATCATCTTCACAAATCACAGCATATTCATTATTGCTATAGTAATAAAAATCGTGTATAATATCCAGATGTCCGTATGTCATAGACCATTGTCTTATATTAAAATTATTTTTTGCGTATTTAAGACGCTTATCAGTATGTTTAATACCATGATAAAATTTACATTGAATATCTAGATTTTTGAATCTATTTTCCATACTTTTCTTCTTTTTTTCATTGTTGAATGATAGACAATAAAATTGACAATTAGAAATTGTTGGCATATTTATATTTTATATTTTATATTTTATATTTTATGTCTTTATTATAATATATTTATAATACTTGTTCGTTTTATTAATTGAAATCATTTTGCTTATAATTATATGATTGATGAATATGTTAATAAGTTTATTGATAATTTACCAGAAACATGTAGAAAATTCCAAAAAATTGATTTAGTTTTAGATGGAGGACTATTTAATGGAAGTTATTTAGTAGGGGCGCTATATTTTTTAAAAGAAATGGAGAGAAGGAAGTATGTTAAGATTGATAGAATATCTGGATGTAGTGTTGGTTCAGTTGTATCCTTTTTATATTTTATTGACGCCTTAGATTTAATGCCTAAATTGTATGAAATAATAAATCACGACTTTAAAAATAATTTAAATTTAAATTCAATTAAAATGTTAAAAACGTATTTAAAAGAAAGAATACCGCATGATATATGTTGTAAAGTCAATCACAAATTATTTATTTGCTATCATGATATCAAAAAATGTAAAAAGGTAGTAAAATCTACATACAAAAATATAGATGAAATAATAGAAACTATAATCAAGTCGTGTTATATTCCATTACTAATTGATAACAATATATTGTATAAAAATAAATATATTGATGGAATAAATGCTTTTATTTTTAAAAAAGAAAACAATAAAAAAGTTTTACATATGGAATTATTAAGTTACGATAAATTTTTTTATGCTCTGAATATCAAGAATGAAAAAACAAATTTTCATAGAATTTTATCAGGATTATTAGATATACATAGTTTTTTTATTAAAAATTCAAAAACTTCTATGTGTAGTTATGTTGAAGATTGGAATATTATTCATAAATCTAATCATCATATTAAATTAATATTTGAAAAAATAATTGTCTACGTAATATATTTAATAAATTATACAAAAAAATATATATCGGATGATATTAAGGATAATTTACTTGTTAAAATAATATCAAAAATAACTTTTGATATATTTAGTATTATTTTAGAAAAGTATTGTTTATAAAAGTATTGTTTATAAAAGTAATTTATAAGTTTAAAAATACATTTATTTGTAATAGATTAATATAATATGGATGGTATTGATATTACTGATTCAGCATTTTCTTTAGATGTACCTGGTATTGACAGCATAGTTGCTACAGGCGGTTCTAACTCAACATATTATAGTATATTTATATACATTGGCGTTGCTATATTAGCTGCGATGATTGGTATGTTTGTCTATAAATATTACCAAAATAAGAATAGCAAGCAAGAAGAAGATTGTTCCGGTGGGTTCTGTACCATGGGAAATACTGATAATAAATAAAATCTTAATAAATTGATTTTTTATTCTTACGACTTTTTTGGCTATAAAAATCGAACACCCCGGTTTTTTTAGTTTTTTTGTTATTGTTTTTCTTTACAGTTTTATTTTTATTTTTAATTTTATTAGCTTCTTTTTCGGTTTTTATATCTTCTTTTTCGGTTTTTATATCATCTGGTCTATAATTTAAAAACCATTCTTCAAACATTTTTTTATTATTAGTTTTTTTAAACTCCTTGTATTTTGCTGCTTTTTCAGCTTTCATTTCTTCAATTGATTCTTGGTGTCCGTAACATGTTATACTAAATCGCTTCAATAACCCTTTCTGTGACAATCTATTTTTTTGCTGAACGTCAAATAAAAACTTTGACATACAAAGAATTCTCTCAAGAAATTCATTATAATAAGTTTTGTTAGCATATAAAAAAGCTAAATAAAAACTCAACATTGTGTCAATTGTGGCCACTTTTACTTTTTTACCTTTCGACATTAATATGTTATAACTATGACATCCAATTGGTTTATAAATAAATAAAATAGAATCTTTACCGACCTTTACTTCATAATGCTCTGGAACAATCTCTCCAACTGCTGGTTGTTTAATTATTTTTACATTTGTAATGCTATTATCGCTTAAGCGCTCCTTAATAACTTCTGCTGTTTTTTCTGGATCATTGGATAAAACATCAAAATCAGATACGTTTTCTATCTTCTTTCTTAAATTAGCTGGCATATATTGCGAATAAAGAACATTCGCAAAACCACCAAAAAATACTACACCTTGATTGATTAATGTATTTCTTACAGTTTCATAAATCTTATCTTCATTTACTTTATATTCCATTCCACGTTGAAAGTCAACATCATTACAATTAATATCAGTTATAGGATAGTTTTTGTTTAGTAGCGCCAATCTTTTTAGTACCTTCTCCCATCTACTAATATCACCTGCAGGTCTAGACAATTCAAGATACATAGACATTCTTAAAAAATTAGGTGGTGCGTACATTATTCCACCAACACTCATGGCATCCTGTTTAATCGCACTATATATTTGCTTTGGTAAATATGTTATATCAGCTACTGCCATATAATTTACAAAAACTTTATATGTTCCATGATGTTGACCTGATTTTGCCTCAACATCGAGAAACCCTTTCTTATAATAAATATCAGCTAATTCTTTGGCATCATGTAATGCGTTTTGAGAGAAAAAATCATAATCAGGAACTTCAACTTCTTTATTATAAAATCTATCTTCTTCAGGTAAAATATTATTAATAGCTGTTCCACCATAACAAATTAATTTCTTTCGTTTAATAAATTCTTCAACTATATCAATTATTTTTTGTACATCTTCTGAATTGACAACACGTCTTCCCATTTTTTCTTCGGCTTTATCTACAGCCATACGCAAAATTGCTAGTTCACAATCTGTGAATGATAAATCTTTACATATATTTTTTTCTTTTGGCATTACTATATTAATAAGCTAAAAAAAATATACTAAATAATATAAATATAGTTGACTTGTTATATTATTTGAAAAATACATGGTGTTAATGGGTTTATATTATGTGGTTTTAAGATGTAACATTTTCAGGTTTAACATTATTAGATTTAAGAGCAAACGCATAACCGGCTCTATCAAAAAATAATATTTCTTCTTTGAGATTCTTATCTGACAACTGGTATCTCATAGCGACAATTTGACATCCACTTTCTCTGCATATTTTGCCATCTGGGTTTTCTGGGTTTGGGCCTTTATTTGGCACGACAATCGTAATTGCTTTTTTATTAAATTTTTTTAGTTCATCTGTATCAGAGTTGTTTTTGATGGCATTAAAATCATATTCTCTCATAAACATAGAATTACTAGTTAAATTCACATATTCAAGAAAATCTTTATTTTCTAAAAATGCGGTATTTGTTTTATCGACAATTAATATAACTTTATTTTTAAGTGATAGTAAAGGAATCTCTCCTAAATTTTTACCATCAGAGTCGTAACTATAAGCAGCTCCTAACATAATATCATTATTTGATTTGAAAATTTTTGCTAATTTTGAATACATTTTTTGGCTATTGCTCTTAAATCTTAAGTGAATTAAAATAGGGTCACTTGGATTCGGACAAGTACCACCTGAAAAAGCATAGTTACGTATAGTATCCATCACTGTGGAAAAATTAACAGAATTAAATGTTTCTTTGACATGATAATTATCTGTTGTACTTGTAGCAACAACTGGTTGGTCCTCCATGGAATACACTTCAAAATCAAGACATCTAACTCCTTGTTTGATAATTGACTTAAGAACACAAATATCTACATAATCGTTACTATATGAACCTCCGCTACAGGCATTGTAAGCAGATTTTATATAATAATCAAATAATTTACCAGTACAATTACTATCATTAGATGTTATTGGTCTTAAATTACCATCTACCTTTGGATATAATGAATTCATATAACTACATTCACTACTTTTAAGTCTACTCATATAAACTAAATACCAAATATAAGAAATTACCATAATAACAGTAATTGCTGTTATCACGTATGAAACATAATCACTATTTAAATTTGGAATAAATGTATAAAATATATAAACAAATAGAAGATAAAGTAAATACCAATTTAAAATCATTAAAACGATTATAATGGTAAATACACATACTATTATCACGTATGTTTTAATTGAATCATCTTTATTTTCATTACTGCTTAATTTCTCTTTTGGTTTTTCTGTTTTTTCTGTTTTTTCTGATTCTTCTGATGACATTGTTAATATATAGTATTATTTTAAAATTTTCCTTTAGTTTTAAGTTAAATATTTAGGGGGGAAAATTACAATTTTGAATTGAAAGATATGACTCATGATTTACATGTATTTCTCTAAATATACAGAAAATAAATTTGATATACATTTGGTATAGATTTGATATACATTTGGTATACATTTGGTATACATTATTGTATGTAGGAACTCGCAAAAACTATCACAAATATGATATATAATAAATATATTCAATAAATTAGAAAACGATAATATATGGTTGATAGTGAAAAATAAAAATAAAAATAAAAATAAAAATAAAAAACCAGTAAACCAATTGTTTATATAAATTAACTTGTAGCAAATAATATTTTAAAAATCAGATGTAAATAAAGAATTATTAGAAATAATTAAATTATATTATGATGAAATAAATAATTAAAAAATTAATATATAATATACTTAATATGGCAGGCGGATTAATGCAACTAGTTAGCCAAGGACAACAAAATATAATTTTAAATGGTAATCCATCAAAAACATTCTTTAAATGTACGTATAAAAAATATACTAATTATGGAAAACAGAATTTCAGACTTGATTATGAAGGCACCCCTCAATTGAATTTAACGACCGAGAGCACATTTACGTTCAAGGTTAAGAGGTATGCTGACCTTCTTATGGACTGTTATATATGTATAACTTTACCAAATATTTGGTCGCCAGTTATGCCACCACAAGCATACACTAATCCCGATGGCACAACAAGTTATACAGACTGGTCTCCATATGAGTTTCAATGGATTAAAAATTTAGGCGCACAAATCATAAGCAAAATTTCCATAAATTGTGGCAATCAACAGCTTCAACAATATTCCGGACAATATATTTTGGCTTCAGCTCAGAGAGATTTTTCTGGAAGTAAGTTAGCATTGTTTAACGAAATGACAGGTAATGTTCCTGAACTTACTAATCCTGCCAATACTCCGCCACGAGTGAATTCGTACCCAAACGCATTCTATACAACTAGTGTTGCTGGAGCACAGCCATCAATTATGGGACGTACATTATGGATTCCACTTGGTTCGTGGTTTAATCTTCTCTCGACGCAAGCTTTTCCGTTAGTTGCTCTTCAATATAACGAATTATGGATTAATGTAACATTTAGACCTATTAACGAATGGTTTACAATAAGAGATGTAATGGATTATACAAATAATTATCCAGTTGTAGCACCGAATTTTAATCAATATTATATGCAGTTTTATAGGTTTTTACAAACACCTCCTGATGAAGAATTGGGACCAGCATCGTATGTAGATACTAGAACGAATTGGTTTGCGGATATTAATTTAAATTGTACTTATTGTTTTCTCTCGGATGATGAAGCAACTATATTTGCTAAAAACGAACAAAAATATTTAATTAAACAAATTTACGAAAAACCTTTTTATAACGTAACTGGAGCGAATAAAATCGATTTAGATTCAATGGGTATGGTAATAAGCTGGATGTTTTATTTCCAAAGAAGTGATGCTAATTTGAGAAACCAATGGTCGAATTATACGAATTGGCCTTATGAATATATGCCTCAAGATATAACTCCAGCACCAACAGCGGGTGATTATCCTAATCCAGATCCAATTGGTCCACCACTCTTAGGACCTGGTTTAAATCCAGATGGAACATTGTCTGGATTGTATTTAACAGGTGTTTATAATCCTCAAAATATTAAATCAATTTTGATTGCGATGGGTATATTATTAGACGGACAATATAGAGAGAATATTTTACCAGCCGGTGTTTATAATTTTGTAGAGAAATATGTAAGAACAGCTGGATTTGCCCCTCCGGGGTTATACTGTTATAATTTTTGTTTAAATACAGACCCTTTTGTATATCAACCATCAGGTGCGATGAATATGAGTAGATTCACTAATATACAGCTCGAATTTACAACGATAACTCCTCCTGCTGATCCTTACGCACAGGTGTTAACAATTTGCGACCCAAATACAGGTGATATAATTGGTATCAATAAGCCAACATGGAGAATTTACAATTATAATTTTAATATGTATCTAATAGAAGAAAGAGTGAATATGGTTATATTTGTTGGCGGTAATGCTGGATTGTTGTATGCTACTTAATAATTATACAGATTGATTTATAATAAATGAGTTTTTTTATTATAAATTTACATATCTATTATCATATTTGGTATATTGACTATTGAATCATTGTGATCTGCTAAATACCATGTAGGAGTTATTAACCCTTTAATTTCTAACCATGCCCAGTAATTTACTTCCCAAACAAGTGTGTTTGTTTCATTTAAAAAAGTTAAAAAACAATTGTGGCTTGTTGTGTAAAAATCATTTAAAGATTCTTTATCCCCAATTAGAAACCCACCACAAAAACGCCAAAGAATATTGTTTTTAAAATAATCGTCTGAATAAGTCTTAAAATTCCAACATCCAGGTATATAAATAAATTTGTCTTCAAAATTGGTATTTGATATTTTTTTTATTTTTAACAATGTATTTTCCGTATCTTTAAAAATATATGCTAAGCTAAAATCAAACCAGCAAAAATTAGTCGAGCAAAATGGGTTTATATCCATTGTTTTCTTAATAAATTCTAATTTTGACAACATTAAAAACATATATTCTTTTGTATCCTTTAAATTATGTCGGTTCAAAGGTAGATTACATAGTTCAGGATAATTATTACCAATTTTACATAATTCAAGATCTTCAATCTTCATACAACTTATAATCTTTAAATTTGTATATTTTTCTTCTAGTTGGCTAAATAGATGTTGTAGTTCAGGATCAATAAAAATACAAATATTAATTCCTAGATCTAATATCAATGTAAAATAATTTAATCGTTTTTCAAACATTCTTGTAATAAAAAAATCATCAGATTCTTGATCATAAACTTTCAAATAAGCGGTAACAAAAGTTGTCGACATTTGTTAATAATATGAATTATTTTCTTTATATAATTATTATTCAACTAAATATTATTCAACTATATATTATTGAATTATATGATTGAATAATATATTTATTTACATAAGAGGAGTAAATAGTAAAAGCGTATCAATATATTTTTTATCGTAAACACCTATGCGTGTTGTTCTATCCCAAGTACTGTAATTCATTAATACTCTTTCATCTTCTACAACTATACTTAAACAATATTCAATTGGTTCTCCTTCAAATTTAAACGGTGCTGAATAACGCAATAAATTCATATTAGAATCAAATACTGTTATTATATGATAATAATGTCTAGGTGATTCATAGGAAACAATATGATTTACAAACCATATTTCAGTTTCACAAATATCAATTGTAATATTACCATTATTATTCTCTCCGATTTTTTTGTTATAATTATATCCACAACTGGAACCTCTTACTCGAGAGAATAACTTTGGCATAGACTTAGTTTCAAGTATATTTAATACATTATTGTCTAATTTACCAATCCTTAAAGGATACCACTCATAAATAATATGTAATTCATTATTATAGTCAACAAATACCCAATTTTTTTCACAACTACTATTATTAAAATGTTGTGTTAATTCATTACCATTCAATTTACCATTATCTATATCATATAATCCTGAAGCTATTCCTATTTTATTATTCGAGTGATAACCTGTTCCGATAAATAATAAATCATCTTTATTATGGTAAATTTTTATATCTTCAATTCCAATATATAATCTACCATCGTACTTCGTATCAAACCATTTCTCTTCCATAACTTTAAAATTTTTATCAAATTCAACAAATTTATTAACTGATATTATATGATTATCACAATTTTTATAACAACCATTAGATTCAATATAATAATTGACATATCTTATATTACACAAATAACCATCTTCATTAGGATTTGTAATTAAACAACTGGAAGAAGAATTGAATTTTGTATTTTCTCCATTAATAATTAAATTAGTTGAATGATCTATATTATATACGGATTGTTTTTGTAAAATATGTTTATAAAATTTCATATTGGATAATAGATTACAAATTTCTGACCCATTAGATTTATTAAATACTGATATAACTTGACTATCAATATTTTTTATACCACAATAAGCCGCAAATATGGTATACTCATAATCTATTAGATATGTATACACATCATTGTGTAAAAATAAATACCCGTCTCTATTATGATTTTTACTCAGTATATCATTCGCTATATTATAAAAAATCATACATAATTTATGTTTAGAATTATATCTATAATGTTTAATTATTTCATATATAGCTTCTAGACGATTTGGATAATAATCATAACCTTCTAACCAGTATTGTAACGCATCAGCAAACTTGTTTAAACTATGATAGCATTTACCAATTCTATAGTAACTATACCATACTTCTTCTTGCCATCCTCCAAATTCAATGCGTTTTTTATACGCAGGAATTGCTTCTTCATATTTTCCAGCATCATGATAACTATTCGCTAAGTAAAAATGATAGCGCGCAGCATTTTGCGGTTCATCTTGAATACCTTGTAAAAGTAACCGAATATCTCTTTCAAATTTATCACTTTTACAACCTCCGTCACCAATGTCACGAATAAATATATCATTTTTACCGAGACTAAGTTTGGTTTCATTTTGTGGTGTGTCAATATATTCATGTGTAACACCGACATATTTATATAAACCATTATTTCTAATAATTCTTAAATTTTGATAATAAAACGAGTCACTACCCTGAAGAATATTAAAGCTATCTGCTAACTTTAAATTCATCTTATTAAAATTTTTTATTTCAAGTGTCATATCAGCATCAAGTAATAATACATAATGAGATAATCCAACACATGCTTGTAACGCAACATTTCTATTATGACAAAAATTTTTAAACGGCTCTTGTACGATTTTCCCTGGTATACCTTTTTCTCTAAAATAATCTTGTATTATTTGAATAGTATTATCCGTTGAACCTGTATCACAAATACAGTAACAATCAATAATAGATATCACCGAATCAAACAATCTTGTAATGATTTTACTTTCATTTTTAACAATCATGTTTAAGCAGAGAGTAGGTGGTTTTTCTATAAGCTCCATTTTATTTTAATAGCAAGAAGTATTTAAATTAAAATATATGAAATATTATAAAAATATATTATATAATTATAATATGGCTTTCACAAGATTTAAATATGATAATTGTAGAACAAAAAAATCATTACAACAATCTACAGACCCAGGTAGATGGATATTAAATGTTCCAGGTAATGGAGATAAACCTTGTTATATGGAGGATCCACAAATTATTCCGCAAAAATGGGGTGCGAACTTGAGAACAAATGTAATAAATTTAGAAAGTGATTTAAGAGGTGTAAACAGACATTTAAGTAGGGATTGTTTAGGAAAAGATGAGTATCAAAAATACAACGTGCCAAATGAAGCTATTCAATATCCTACTTGTTCGGCATTAACAACGGAACAATCCAGAGCTACTAATCCAGCATGGTGGTATAGAGATTTAGCACAAACAGATACGTCATATCCTTTTTTAAATCCACAAGTAAATGTTGCGATTCCTTTTCAAAACAATTTGAGTACAAGAATTTTAGAAAAAGATTACTTCACACCAAAGAGGGATTGTGTTTTAGATGAGACAAAAAATATGTTGCCAAGCAGTTATAGTCTGATTAGAGGTGGTTATGTTGGTACATATATGGAAACGAACTCGGATGAAAATATAAGACAAATTTAAAATTATGTATTTTCTATCTTTTTAGATTATTATATATGAATTAAAATATAATACTCTATATATATAAATATGGAAATAGCTGTCCCATTAATAGCATTAGGTGGTATGTATGTAATATCAAATCAAAAAAATGAAGATTGCACTAAAAAAGAAATAAGAAAGTCAGCTCAAGAAAATTATGTGAATATGGGAACTAGAACAAATTTAGCCAGAAAACAAAGCGAAATTCATGGTAATTATTTACCAAACACAAATATTCCCCCACAAAATTATCCTGTCTCAAATATAAATCAATTAGTCGATACAGTTGAAAATTATCCAAATCCAAACACGGCAACAGATAAATATTTTAATCAAAATTTATATCAACAAAAAGAGAGACAAGGTATAGCAGTCGGACAGAACCCACAGCAAATATATTCTCTCACTGGCAATTATTTAGATTCCAATCAGTTTAAACATAACAACATGATTCCTTTTAATGGTGGTAAAGTTAAAGGTAGAGCATATGACATTAATATTGCTGAAACTGTTTTAGATAATATGATGGGGTCTGGTTCTCAGACAATAAAGAAAATAGAACAAGCACCATTATTTAAACCAGAGGAAAATATGCAGTGGGCGTACGGTATGCCAAACCAGAGTGATTTTTATCAGTCACGCGTGAATCCAGGAATGAAAAATAATAATGTTAAACCATTTGACACCATTATGGTGGGTCCTGGTTTAGACAAAGGTTATAGTATAAATGGTTCGAATGGTTACAATTCGGGTATGGAAGCTAGAGACAAATGGTTACCAAAAACAGTGGATGAACTAAGAGTCGACACAAACCCTAAATTGGAATATCAATTATTAGGCCATGAAGGTCCAGCGGATTCGTTCATAAAAACAGCCGCAACAACTCAGATGTTAGGTCGTGTCGAAAAACAAAGACCAGACACATTTTTTATCAATACTCAAGACCGATGGCTAACAACTACTGGTGCGTCTAAAGGTGAAACTTTACGACCAATTCAAGAGATGGGTATCGTAAGAAGAAATGATATTCCAGTTGATTATATGGGTCCAGCCGGCGCAATAGATGTAAAAGCTACAACCGCCCCTCAGAATTATGAACCGTCTAAACGTCACGAAGTATTGGCAGGAGGTGTGAACCATTCTACAGCAGTAGGTAGAGGAGGCCATATGGATAAAGAGGCATGTTTACGTAGTCACACTAATTATGAAAATCATCGTTCAACTATTAAACAACCAGACACAATGAGAAGCGGTTTTGGTGGCGCGATTGGTGCTGTAATCGCTCCTTTAATGGATATTTTAAGACCAACTAGAAAAGATGAAACGATTAATAGTGTGAGAGTTTATGGTGAAGGTGCGAGTTCTGTTTCTAAGGGTCCAGTATATAATCCTCAAGATACTACGCCAACAACTGTGAAAGAAACAACCCTTTACGCACCCACATTTAATATTAATAATCAAAAAGATGGTATTTATGTTAACAACTATACAGCTCCAGATCTAACACAAAGAGACACTACAAGTTGTGAATATTATACTGCTGCTGGAGGGTATGCTACTGGTTATGGTGATATGAATTATGATGCCGCATATAGACAACATAATAATGATATAAAATCACAAACAATAATGAATAGACCAAATCCAGGAGGAACACAAATATTTAATCAACAAATGAATATTCACTGCAGAGACGATTGTGATAGATTTTCTGGAAGAGTAAATCCAGCTTATTCAAAATTAACATCACTTCCACCAAGCATAAAAACGTATGGAGCTATAAATGTTCCACAACACAATAATCAATCCATTGAATGTGATCGAATGGATGGTAATATTTTAAGTGCTTTTAAATCAAATCCTTATACTCATTCATTAACTAGTTCTGTGTAAAATTTATTTTTTAATTTTATTTTTTAATTTTATTTTTTAATTTTATTTTATATTTCTCTATAATTATTTATCGGTTATAGAGAAATATCATAAATATCATAAATATCATTGCTAATAAAATTCATTTGTTGTTGCTAATAAAAGTAAATAAATTAATACGTTATATTTGTATATAAAAACACGTTGTAAATTATAGTAACTCAATGTCATTATATATTCATCAAAATATAAAAGAAAAGTTAGATTATTTTCACGAAATCCATAAGATACCTAATATAATATTTCATGGACCAAGTGGTAGTGGAAAACGATCTATTGTCAATGAATTCATCCATAAAATTTATGATAATGATAGAGATAGAATAAAATCATTTGTTATGTACGTTAATTGTTCGCATGGCAAAGGCATTAAATTCATAAGAGAAGAGCTTAAATTTTTCGCAAAAACACATATAAACTGCAATGGAGGCAATAACTTTAAAAGCATCATATTATTAAATGCGGATAAGTTAACAATGGACGCTCAATCTGCTCTGCGTAGATGTATTGAATTATTTAGCCATAATACCCGTTTTTTTATTGTTGCTGAAGATAAATACAGTTTAATGAAACCAATTATATCTCGATTTTGTGAAATTTATGTACCTGAACCAGTGGTTAACAGCCAAACTGTAAACTTATATAAATATAACTTGAACGAAGTATTCAATATGAAAGATATAAAATCACAAAAATATTATGCCTTATCAAAAGAATTAATTAAAATCAACAACAAAATAACCATACATGATTTAATGATTTTATGTACAAGGTTTTATGAGAAAGGATATAGTGGGTTAGATATTTTAACACTATTAGAGAATCCAAAATTCCTTGAAAATTTAATTTCAATTGAAAAGCGTTATGAATTATTAGTTTGTTTTAATCGAGTAAGGAGGGAATTTAGGAGTGAAAAATTATTAATTTTATTTATATTGAATTTTATATTTTTAAGTTCAGAATTATGTTTAGAAAATATAAGTTTTATGTAAATGGATGACTTTAATGTTAGCGCGCTTCATGAGTCTAAAAATGAATGGGGAGCTAGGTTAGTTACAATATTAACTCCTTTAATCATCGATGGATATAAATCCATTCTTGAGGAATCGATCAAATTATGTAAGGACAATAACGAAATGGATAAATATTTAATGACATTTCAAAATTTAATATCTCGAATACCCAAATGGAATCAACAAATAGTTGAAAATGAAAGAAAGAGAATTTGCGAAAAATCTGGCTGTAATTATTTAGAAGATTT